CGTCCGTTTAGAGAGTCCGTGAACCCACTCCGGCCTCTGTTGATCACAAGTAGCGCTTCCCGCTCAATGTTTCGAGCGGCATTCAAATCCCTATCAGCGGTATACCCGCACTCACAAACAAACGTTCGGTCACTCAGTGCCAAGTCTGATTTGACTACACCACACATTGGGCATAGCCGACTAGAGGGGAAGAAGCGGTCAACTTTTACCAATACGCCGCCGTACCACTCGGATTTGTATCGTAACTGTCGTACAATCTCGCCAAGCCCAGCATCGGAGATTAGCAGGGCCATGCGGTGGTTACGCAGCATTCCGGCGACATTCAAATCTTCCACGCCGATAATCCGATAGGTGCGGGCGATCTCGGTCGTCATCTTGTGCAGATAATCCAACCTCTTGTTGGCTATCCGACGATGTAGCGTCGCCAACTTCTTCTTGGTGCGGTTCCAGCGACCGCTTCCCTCTTGTCGGCGGGATAGTTCGCGGCTCAGACGCTTTAACTTTCTCAGTCTTGAGCGTAGCAGCACTTGGTTCTCGTACCGCTTGCCATCTGAGAGAACAGCCAAAGTCCTGACGCCCACGTCTATCCCGACTGCCCCTTGTGGGTGCTTGTGTTCTGGTGGTTCGATTTCTACATTGACAGCAGCATACCAATGCCCTGCGTTCTCCGAAATAGTAACTGACTTGATTTCACCGTTAAACCTCAACACCTCGGCCATATTGATTGGTTTATCTAACTTTTCCAACTTGAGCCAATGGCCGTCAATACGAACCCGTGTCCCGTCCATTCTGAAGGATAATTTGGATCGTTTCTTGGACTTGAACCTGGGATAGCCCTTCTTAGTATCGCCATTCTTGCACCGGCGAAAGAACCTCTTGAATGCGTCATCAAGATTCCGAAAGCCAGTTTCTACAGCGCATTTAGAAACGTCCAGGGCCCAGGGGAACTGCTTGCGCTTGATGGCGTTGAATTGCCTTTTCAAGGTATAAGCTGATGGTTTCCTGCCAGCGGCATATTCTTTCTGCCACTCGGCCAAACCCCAATTGAAGGCAAATCTTGCCGTTCCGCAAGCCTTGCGCAGGTACTCGGTCTGTTGAGGCGTGGGATTAAGTCTGATTTTATGTGCTCGCTGCATCGGAGCTTTCCTTCTGCCTGCGCCCGCCTCGTGCTCCATATAACCGAGACGAAAAACTTACAATGATCGTCAGAATATCCTCAATCAACTCTTCGTGCTCGTTCTTCTCTTCCGCTTCTTCCAGAACTTCTACTCTGCAACCTACGCCATTGAAGAATCGCTCAATGGTTCGGAAACCAAAGCGGGTCAATCTATCTCGATGTTCAACTACAACCTTTTTGATTTTACCTTTGCAAGCCGCGTCTATGATCTTGAAGAACTGGCGGCGATTGTCGTTTAGACCAGAAGCAATCTCGGAACAGTCTAACACAATGCGATAACCGCGCTCCCTACAGGCTTCTATCAGCCTTTCATGCTGGCGGGTAAGATTCTCTACTTGCTTTTGTGTAGATACACGAGCATACAAGGCTACGTCCTTCTCGGTTACAGTAACACCATCCGATATAGACAGGAGCTTTTCAATCTCGGCACTATCATAGCGACGATGCCCGCCAGCAGTACGGTGTTCAGTCAGCTTTCCATCCCTGAGCCACCGATGCAAGGTGGTCTTGGAGAGCCGATACTTCTGCTCGACTTCCGATTGCCTCAACAACATCAGCCATTACCTCATTCAGCCAAGTCTCATAGTCCTGTTTGTCCGGTACGGATTCAAATGGCGGGTCAACCTCAATTCTTTCACCGTTGACCAGCACGTAATCCTCACCAATTTCATTTATAGTATAGCGCATCTTTGTCTCCTTGTCAAGTGTTATGGGTAGGTTTGTAGCGATATAGCCAGTTATTCAAAAACAGCTTTCACCTCCAGCAAGATGTGAAGCGGGAAGTCAACGATGAAGTTAAGGTTGAGATCTTCCGCTACACGCAAGGAAGTCGTCAAGACTTTAGTGACGCTTGTCAGGCGGAAATTGTAGCCAATTCGAAAGAAGAGGATTTGGCACTTTTACGCCTTAAGACCTCCCGCAAGATCGATCACGTCGCGAAAATGCTTCCCGAAAACGTCAGGGTTTACATTTTCCAGCCGATCTATGCGGTAGGATGCTCGCTACTGCATCCGCCGATTGCAACAAAGGGCGAGATTAACTATCTCGATGACGTTATTGATAAGCGTACTTATTGGATGGGAACGGCCAACATCGTCTTCGGTAATAGCGGTGGCGCCGTCTTTACCGAACATAACGGGGACTATTATTTCATTGGCGTCCCTAGCCGGGTTGCCGGCAGCTGGACGCAGATCTTCCCTCATATGGGATGGTTCATCCCGATCACGCGAGTTAGAAACTGGGCTAAGGCCGAGCATCTTGAGTTTCTGATTGATCCGAAGGTCAAGCCTTCGGATTGCTTTGCCAAGCGCGAGCAATTGCGCAAAGAAGCCGAACTGCGGATTTCGGCACAAAAGAAAGGCGAGCCTACTCCAGCGCCGAAGCCTTAAAACAATCTGATTAGCATTTCGACTAAAACAAAAAACGTCCAGCCATGCTGTTTTGTGACTGGTTGGACGTTTTTGTTTCAACGGCATTTCGTTGAGTCGATCTGGACGTGACTCTTCGTTTGAGATCGTCTTCACGACGATCTCGTTCTTCGTTATTCCCGCTTTCGTAAGGAGGCTTTCTTGTGACTCGTGTTATGTTCGAGGGGGTTATCGTATACCCCAATCAGATTTCTTGCGCCCGGATTAAAAAGCTGCTCCGTTCTTACATGGACGAGACGGGGTCGTATATCGTTACTGATAACCAGCCATCCGCCGTCTTTGTAGACACCGCCATTGTGTTTCATGATGGTTACTATGACGGCTTTGATGACCTCGTCCCTGAGCTGTTTTATAACGGAGAAGGATGGTTGTTATGGCACACACCGGCGCTCCAGCTTGTAGGCTTTATTCTCGATGGTCGCGAGATGGAAGGAACGGACTATTATTCTTACATTAAGTATGTTATAAATACAGGTAAGGTACCAAAAGTACCGCCTTCTCTAAGGCCGATTTGGCAAAGATACAGGTCGAGTCGAACGGAGCTCTATCAGCTGATTGGACGCTATCATAACGACCCATTTCCTAATTTTGAGTTTATTGATCATTATTGCAAAGTATATAGCGTGGATAGGAATGCGGTTATACGGCGTTGGATCGAGTCGATTGTATGCCATAGCCGATGCTTCTTCCGACACAAATATCGTCGGGAGATAAAGCCGACGATGAGCATTTTTAGGAAAGGCGTTAGATTATTGGACGCGCTTCTTTTGAACAAGGGCGTTACGTTGTTGGATGCACTGAAGTCGCAATCGAGCGGAAACTAACATTTTTACTCAAAATGGGTGGTAAGGAGTACCGCCTAAAATTTGATTCCGGAATCAAATTTTTTAGCTAGTCGCATTGGGACTATTGCGGTTAAAGACCAGTCGACAGATGCCGCATGTGGCCAAACTACTGCCAGTCGAAGCGAAAGTGTATATCTTTCAGCCGATTTATGCGGCGGGATGTTCTCTCCTGCATCCGCCGATTGCTACGAAAGGACCAGAACACACGCATCCGCATCGGATATTTGAATGCCGCTCGAAACATTGAGCGGGAAGCGCTACTTGTGATCAACAGAGGCCGGAGTGGGTTCACGGACTCTCTAAACGGACGTGGACAGGACGTAAGACCCTTCGGGGCAGTCCTGGATGAAGCGTCAAAATTGGCCGACGAACGGCGGCCTTCCATTCCTGCCGTGGTTTAGGCAGGTTTGGTAAACCAGTGGCAAGTGTTTGCGCCAGTAACTTGCACACAGAAGTCGCCGGTGCCGTGTCTGATATGGCAGTGGGATGCGGGGCGCATGTGTCTGCGCAATGGCAATAGTCCGCTAGTGATTCATGTGTCTGGGCGTGGGAAACCGTACTTGAGCGCATGGGATAACATGATGCGTAATCGGTGGTCATGTCGGGAGTAAGGTGTAGTGTGGGCTGATCGGCTGGTTGGCGGCTAAGCCTGCCGATGAACCGACACCGGCGCCACCAGCGCAGCAACCGTGATCATACTTGCATAAAGAACGAGAAGGCCTACCACTTAGGAGTGGGATTACGTGGCTGACTACACCATTTTCTATCGTTGTGGCGATAATGCGGGACCATACTACGCATATGGCGACCATTACTCCGGCGTTTATTACTATAGTGGTGAGGTGCAGTATTATCGTGTAGATCATTACA